ATATAAGAAACGCTATGACGACTTAAAACGTCATTACGATTCTACTCTTAATAAGAATAAGGATGAAATCTTTAAACTTAAAAAACAAGTAGAAAACGCATCAAAGAGATATGTTCCTCCAAAATCTAAAGAAGAATTAGATGCATGGAGAAAAGAATATCCAGATGTTTATGATGCTGTTAAACAGATAGCATATGAACAAGCAGATGAAAAATCTAAAGAGGTCAACTCTAAACTTACCGAACTTGAAAAACGTCAAGCAGAAGTGCTAAGACAAAAAGCAGAGGTAGAATTAGCAAGAGCTCATCCAGATTTTTCTGCACTAAGAGAGTCACAAGACTTTCATGATTGGGCATCAACACAAGATAGTACAATTCAAAGTTGGCTATATGATAATGTTGATAACTCTAAACTTGTTGTACGAGCAATAGACTTATACAAAATGGATAGAGGGATGACAGAGAAATCTGCACCTAAATCAAAAAAAGATGATGCGGCTAAAGCTGTAACTAAGACTAAATCTGGCGACCAGAAAACAGAAAAGAGAACTTGGAAGTTATCTGAAATACAAAAGATGAAGCCTAGTGAGTTTGATAGGTATGAAAAAGAAATCGACCTTGCTCGAAAAGAGGGCAGAGTAGTACAAGGTTAGCTTGAGTGTTTTAACAACAAACTTTTAGGAGACTAAAATGGCATTTACAAAAACTGCTAACTATAATAATTTGCCTAATGGTAACTTTAGCCCGATTATTTATAGTCAAAAAGTCCAAAAGTTTTTCAGAACAGCATCAGTAGCAGAAGCAATTACAAACACTGACTACGCAGGCGAAATTGAAAACTTTGGCGATACGGTAAATATCATCAAGGAACCAACAGTTTCTGTTAGCTCATATACTAGAGGTGCAGTAGTAAACATCCAAGATATACAGGATGACCAACTGCAACTTACAGTAGACCAAGCAAACGCATTTGCATTTAAAGTAGACGACATTGAAGAAAGACATTCTCATATTAACTTTGAGTCTGTTTCAACTTCTTCTGGAGCATATGCTTTAAAGAACGCATATGACCAAAACGTCATTGCGGCAATGTTTGCAGGGCCAAGCAGTAGCTCACCAGACCATGTAGTAGGGTCTGATGGTTCTGGAGTTGATACAGGATTTGGTTCTAGTGAAATAGACCCAGTTGACATAATTTCTAAACACGGAAAACTATTAAATCTTCAAGACGTACCAGAAGAAAATAGATGGTTTTTAGGTTCACCAGAATTTTATGAACAAATGGGACAAGCTAGTTCAAAACTGATGAGCGATACTACTGGTAATGCGGCACCATTAAGAAATGGTAAAGTATACAGTGGTAAAGTAATGAACATGGAATTATATATGACAAATAACTTTGCGGCTAGTTCAACTTCGAACTACTTCAAAGTATTATCTGGACATATGTCTTCCACTGCAACAGCTAATCACATTGCAAAAATCGAAGTTATTAGAGACACTGATTCATTCTCTGATGTCGTAAGAGGATTGCATGTGTTTGGTAGAAAAGTATTGAGAGATACTGCTCTAGTTGCAGAACACTTATTAATAGATTAGGAGGACTAAATGGCTAATTATAATGTAACTGGGTCAGGCGGAACTACTGGTCACCCATCGAGAGTAAGAAGACCTTACCTAATAGAAAACACTATTAATGTAGCAGAAATTAACGGCGACTCTGGAGCGGCACAAAATGACATCCTTAGATGTTTAGACGTTCCTGCAGAAACTGTTGTACTTCACGCTAGCATGGAAATTTTAACTCAATTTTCAAACAGTGTAACTTTAGACTTAGGTATGACTCAAGTATCTGGTAACCCTGCAACAGACGTTGACGTATTCGTTGACGGAGATGCAAAGGAAGTTGGATACTCAGTTATGACTGCAACTGCAAGACCAACATTCGCAGTAGCTGGAACTATTGATATTAAAGTTCTAGATGCGGCGGCGGCGGCAGGTAAAGTTAGAGTCTGGGCAATCTTATGCGATGTTTCTGGAGTTGACGAAACTGACAGAAATACAGATTCACAGCACGATACGGCTGTATAATATTACAGGGGGCCTCAGTGCCCCCTTTACAATTTAAACATATGATTAAAGTATTCATGGCAATAATAATAACTTCGATGCCACATTGGCCATCGGTAAAATATCAAGGATATTTATATCCAGATATGGAAACATGCTTAACATTTACTGAGATGTATGTAGAAGATTTTAAAAGCTACGCAAGAAGTCAAGGAGACCATGATGCTCATTTTAATTCTATATGTTTTGAAGTAGACTCGTATCCAATAGAAGGATTTGAAAAACCAGAATTAGGAATATAATGGCAATACATAATTTAACTAAAACTCAAGTAGTAGTAAAAGATATAATAGATGAACAACCTATACCTAAACAGTGTAACTGTTCACAAAAAATAACAGATTTAGAATTACAAATTAAACAACTAAAGGTTTTAATATTAAATGGCAGGGACAAAGACATACTTAACATTAACGAATAGTGTTTTACAAGAACTAAATGAAGTAGAGTTAACCTCTTCTAATTTTAGTGCTAGTAGAGGAATACAGACTGCAGTAAAAAGTTTTGTTAACAAAGCTGTTAATGATTTATACACAGCAGAAATTGAATGGCCTTGGTTATACACTAGTACAACACAAACTGTAAACTCTGGCCAACAAGAGTATACATTTCCTTCTGCTTTTAGAGTAGCAGATTTTGATTCTTTTTATATTATACCAAAAGAACTTGTAACTAATGGAGAGTTTACATCTAATATAAATAGTTGGACTACTATAGCAGGTTCGGGAAGTGCGGCGTATAATAGTGGAGGTAATGGCAGATTACGATTAAATGATTTTGCCGCTCATCAATCTATTTCAACAGTAGTTAATCAACCTTATAGAATACAAGTAAGAGTGTTAGATTCTAATAGCACAGGACAAGCATTAAAAGTACAAGTTGGTACTGCGGCTGAAGGTACACAAAATTTAAATACAACACTGACTGTTTCTGATTTTGGTAAAGGTGCTATACTAGATGCTACTTTTACTGCAACATCACAGACTACATTTGTTACATTAAATAATACATCTACAGAAACAAACATGGATGTAGATTTTGTTCGTGTATCAGAAAAAGATGTTGTGCCTACAAAATTACAATACATTAGTTATGATAATTATTTACAAGGAATTATTCATAGGGATAAAGTAAATAGTAGTGACCATTACGCTAAACCTCAATCAGTGTATAGAACACAAGATAACTTAGGTTATGGAATATCTCCAATACCAGATAGAGATTCATATCAAATAAATTATCATTATTACAAATCACACACAGAATTATCTAGTGCAACAGATACATTAGATTTACCAGATATATATTCAGATGTTGTTGTTAATAGGGCAAAATACTATGCGTATAAATTAAGGTCAGACATACCATCAGCTAATATTGCAAATGCAGAGTATGAAGATGGAGTAAAAAGAATAAGAGTAGAAGCATTAAATAAACAAGATTACATGAAAGATACTAGAACAAATATTGAAATGTCTTCAAGAGGTTCTGTATCTAGTTCTGTGTTTACATACTAATGCCAGATACTTCGCAATTACAACCTGCTGTCGTAAGTTTAGGCGGGGGTTTGATATTAAACAAAGATGTATTTTCAATGTCTCCAGGAGAAGCATTGCAACTACAAAATTTTGAGCCAGATATTGAAGGCGGATACAAAAAAGTATTAGGAACTACAAAGTATAATAGTAATATTGTTCCTCAAGTTTCTGCGTCATCAGAACGAGTAGTAATGACTGCTATATTTAATGATGTAGTATTAGCGGCAAGGGGTGGTAGTATTGTTAGGGGTAGCTCTGGTTCTGGTAGTTGGACATCTACTATAACAGGTTTAGGAACACCTACACAAAACTATGAACATAGATTGTTTAACTTTGATGGCACTGATAAAATTATTATTGCAACAGGAACATCAAACCCACAAATACTAAATACATCGTTTAGTACATCTGTAGTAAACGCTACAGGAACATCTAATTTTAAATTTGTAGAAGTATTTAAGAACCATATATTTTTTGCAGGACATAGTTCTAATATTCAAGAACTTAGTTTTATGGGGCCATTTGAAACAAATGATTTTACTAATGGCAATGGTGGTGGAACAATAAAAGTAGATACAGAGATAGTAGGACTTAAAGTCTTTCGTGATGATTTGTTTGTATTTGGACAAGATAAAATATTTAAAATATCTGGAACATCAAGAACTGATTTTGTTGTAACTGCAGTAACTAGAAAAATAGGATGCGTAGATGGTAGAAGTATACAGGAGCTTGCAGGTGATGTTATATTTTTAGCACCAGATGGTATTAGAACTATTGCAGGTACAGAAAGGATTGGTGACGTAGAATTAGGCACAGTATCAAAACAAATACAACAAAGAATTAATAGTATAACTACTCATAACATTAATTCTTTAGTAATAAGAAGTAAATCGCAATACAGAATATTCTTTCCCACTGGGACTACTCAAGCAGAAGATTCATCAGCAGGGTTATTAGCTGTTATCAAAGCAAATCCAAACACAGAGCAATTAGGATTTGAGTATGCAGATTTAAAAGGTTTAAAAGTGTCGAGTTCAGATTCTGCATTTATATCTGGGTCAGAAACAATTATTAGCGGTGGATACGATGGATATGTATACATACAAGAATCTGGTAATGTATTTACACAAGCTAGTACAACAAAAAATATAAGTGGAATTTACAGGTCGCCCGATATGACAATGGGAGACCCTGGACTTAGAAAAAATTTTCAAAGAGTTTTATGGAATGTAAATCCCACTGGGACTTTATCATCAAGTTTTTTATTAGAGTATGATTTTAGTGATGACGCTGTACCACAGCCAGAGGCTTATACTCTTAGCAGAACAGGAAATATAGCAGAATATGGTTTATCTGAATCTGCTTATGGTACTGCAGTTTATGGGTCAACAGGCTCTAGTTTAATAAGGCAATCAGTTGAAGGTAGTGGATTTACAGTAGCAACAAAAATATTAGATGCAACAACAAATAGTCCAATATCTTTAAAAGGTTTTGAAATGGAATTTACACCAGGAGGAAGAAGGTAACATATGGGAGCAACATACACAAGACAGAGTTCATCAACTATTGTTGATGGAGCTACCATTGAGGCATCGCATTTTAATGCAGAGTTTGACCAACTACTAGCGGCATTTGCTTCTAGCAGTGGGCATACGCATGATGGGACAAGTGCTGAAGGTGGCCCAATTACTAAGTTACTCGGCACATCTATAACTATTGGAGATGCAACATCGGGTACAGATATAACAGTTACTTTTGATGGAGAATCAAATGATGGTGTTTTAAAATGGATGGAAGATGAAGACTACTTTGAGTTTTCAGATGACATACTTGTAGGTAGCACAGAAAAATTACAATTTAGAGATACAGCAATATATCTTAATTCATCATCAGATGGGCAATTAGATATTGTTGCTGATACAGAAGTTCAAATAGCGGCAACAACAATTGATATAAATGGTAATGTAGATATATCTGGTACACTGACAGTAGCAGGTGCATTAGACTTTGGGGATGCGGCATTATCAAATGTAGGAGCATTACAATTAGATAGTATTTCTGGAGATGCAGATACTAACACATCAATTACATTTAGTGGTTCTGATGTTATTACCATAACTGCAGGCGGAGATGCTCAGTTTACATTTAACAATGGCTCAATAGTACCATCTGTAGATAATGATATAGATTTAGGAACTAGCTCACTAGAATTTAAAGATGCGTATTTTGATGGAACAGTTCACACTGATGCAATAAGTTTAGATGGCACAGCAATTACTGCAACTGCGGCTGAAATAAATATCTTAGATGGTGTAACCTCTACTACAGCAGAATTAAACTTAGTAGATGGGATTACAGCAGGAACAGTATCTGCTTCAAAAGCAGTTATTGTAGATTCTAATAAAGATTTAACAGGGCTTAGAAATTTAACTATAGCAGGAGACTTAACAGTATCTGGTGATGACATTACTATGGGTACTAACACAGCAGGTAACTTACTTGTAGCTGATGGTACAAACTTTAATTCTATAGCTGTAAGTTCTTTATCTGAAAT